GGTAGCAACCGATCCATCAAATCCTATTGAAGGACAAGTTTGGTATAATACAACTTCTAATGTTTTAAAAGGTCAAGCAGCAACATCAACTGGAGCTTGGTCTACTGGTACTGCATTAAATACTGCTAGAGGTTACGCAGGTGGTGTTGGAATAAAAACTGCTGCTTTAGTTTTTGGTGGTGGACCACCTCCTGCACCTACAGCAATAGCTAATGTGGAACAATGGAATAATACCGCTTGGACTGAAATGAACGATTTAAATACTAAAAGAGCATTCGTTGCAGGTGGCGGCACATATACAAGTGCGTTAGCATCTGGTGGAGATCAACTATCAGGAGTTACGGAATCTTGGAATGGTTCTAATTGGACAACTATTACATCAGCACCTGGAGGTAAACCTTCACAAGGAGCTGCGGGAGCTGACAATGAAGAATTAATTATATGGGGAGGAACTCCACCAGATACAACAACTGAATATTGGAATGGTTCTTCTTGGACAGAAGTAAACGATTTAAATCATAGTGTAAAAACTGGAGGTTCTGCAGGTACTTTTGCAGGGGCATTATCTTTTGCTGGAGTAACAGGACCAAACACAACAACTGCTCAAACAGAATCTTGGAATGGAACTAACTGGTCAGAGGAAGCTGACATAAATACTGCAAGAAGATATGTAAATAACTATAGTTGTGGAACTAGTACTTCTGCATTATGTATAGGTGGAGAAGCTCCAAATGGTTCTAAAACAGAATCTTGGAACGGTTCTAGTTGGACTGAAACAGGAAATCTAGCTAATGCAAGAACTGGAGGATCGTCAACAGGGTGTGCAAATAATGGATCAGGAATTTGTTCAGGTGGTGCCGGTGGAATTACAACAACTGTTGAAGAATTTATAGGTGCAGGTGTAGCTCAAACAAGAACATTTACTGATTCATAAGACTTGTAATATATTTTATATAGTATATATTAGTCTTAACTATAAAGGATAAAGATATGAAAAAAGACGTTAAAGAAGTAATACAAGGTGAAGAACCACATTTAAATAATTTATTAACACAAGAAGATCTATCATCATTTAAAGGTATGGTAGACGAGCTTAGAGACACTTGGACTAAAAAACAAATGTTTCGAACAGAAACAGAAGCAAGATTTTCTGTACTACAAGATAACAGATATCCAACTAAAGCATCAAAGTATTGGCAGTGTGTTAGAGAACAATCATCATACTTAGATAACTTAATGACATTATCATTTGACTATAGAAGAAACGAAGCAAAAATTAAATGGTTAGAAGGTAAAATTGAAAAAGAGGAAGACGAATATAAAGCAACTAAATATAAGATAGATTTAGACGAAGCTATATTTGGTAAGGCTTCTATGGAAAAAGTTGCTAAACATAGAATGAGAGAAATTAAAATGTGGTCTAAATTAAAAGGTGAATTTAACGATGGATCATTTAATGACAAAGATGTTAATCAACATCAGTTAGAATCTTATGGTATGCAATATCACGAGAAAGCAAAAACTTTAAATCAAAATTCAAGTGAGGCTGAAGTATTTAATGTAATGGGTCAATTACAATCTTTACAAAGAATTAAAAAGTCTGGTGAATTAGAAAATAGTTATAAAGAAAAAGAAAAACTTGAACAACATGGAAAACCAAAATCTTAAATTTGATTTTGTATTTTTAGGTCAATCTATTTTAAAGTATCAAGTACCGCTTGATATATTTAGTACGATTAATCAAATCTATGAACAAAATTTTCATAACCTTGCACCTGCAAATGGTCAACTAGTAGGTAAGATAGAGAATGAACATTCATTATTTTATCATGGGGCTGATCAAACTAAAATGAAAAATCATAATATGTTGCCTAGAAATGTTACAAATTATTTTATGCAAATATTTAAACACTATTTAGCATTTAATAAAGTTAGAGAATATGAAACACATTTAAATTCTATTTGGGTTAATGAAATGAAACAACACGAATATAACCCGGCTCATATTCATAGGGGTATGTTGTTTACAGGTCTATCATCTGTAATGATTTTAAAGTTGCCATCTACTTATGGCAGAGAATACTCTGCAGAACAAGTACAACAAAATGGTAGACTGCAAATATTAGGAGCAGCCAATGGCCAGTTTGCTAAAATAGATTATCAACCACCCATGGATCTTAGAGATTTTTATATTTTTCCATATGATATGAGACACTGTGTGTATCCGTTTAATGGAACGACAGAAACTAGACGAACTCTTGCTGCAAACTGTGATGTACAGTTTGATCCAATTAAAAACAGGGGCGTTACGTAATGGATAAACAATATTACATAGATAATCATATAGGTTTATTTAAAAATTTTATGCCTAATGAATTAATAGATGATTATACAAATTATTTTAATAAGTGTGAGCAACAAGGTGCAGTGTATCCAAGAAGAGAAGATGAGATGTTAGTATCAGATAATGCTATAGATACTATAAGAGATACTAATGTTGCAATGACCTATAATAACAAACCGTTTATAGATATGTTTTTTAAAGATGTGTATCCTTTGTATGTTCAAAAATATTCTTTTTTAAAAAAATTAGCGACACACAATATATTAGAAGTTAAGATACAAAAAACTAAAGTAGGAGAAGGTTATCATACTTGGCATTGCGAAAATGCAGAGATGAAAGCAAGAAATAGAATACTAGCTTTTTCATTATATTTAAATGATGTTGCAGAAGGTGGGGAAACAGAATTTTTATATCAGAAGTGTAGGTTTAAACCTGAGAAGAATACATTATTAGTTTGGCCATCACAATTTACACACGTTCATAGAGGCAACCCTCCTTTATCGAATGACAAATATATAATAACGGGATGGGTAGAATACGGATATTAATATGTTAACAGAACCAAAATGGAAATCTTATATAGTTCAAACTATGCAACCAATCTTTACACCTGAACAATGTAAAATGGTTATAGAAGCCGGTAGAGAAGAACCTAGAAATGACGCAGGAGTTGGAACCGGTAAAATTGGAAATACAGATAAAGGTATAAAAGGTGGAACTGTAGATAGTAATGTTAGAACCTCGCATATAAGCTGGATACCATTTAAAAAAATGACTGACATGTACAAAGACATAGAAAAAATTATGAAAAAAACTAATGGTAATCATTTTGGTTTTGATGGAATGGGTATAACTGAGATGGCACAATACACAGAATATCCAGAAGGCGGGTTTTATGAATGGCATGTTGATAATGATGTAAACTGTGCACACGAACCACCTATTAGAAAAATATCTATGACTTGTTTACTATCACCAGAATCAGAGTTTGAAGGTGGAGATTTAGAATTAATGTCTGAAGGTAAGTCTGTAAAATTAGTACAAGGTCAGGCTGTATTTTTTGCATCTTTTATAAGACACAGAGTAAAACCTGTAACACGTGGCATAAGAAAATCTTTAGTTATGTGGTTTGGTGGGACACCATTTAGATGATTAGAGAATTACATTTTCCAACACCTATTTATATTTTAGATATAAAAGATCAAAATTTAAATATTCAATTAGAAAAAGATATATTGAATTGGATGAATCGAGATAAGGGAGTAAATAGAACAAATGTAAAAGGTTGGCATTCAACAACTGATATGCATACAAAACCAGAATTTGCAAGATTAACAAAAGCTTTACATGAGGCACAAAATAAAATTTATGATGAAGAACATTTAGACTCAGAACCTTTTTTAGGTAATATGTGGGCTAATGTAAATCCTCCAGGTGGAATGAATAGAGCTCATCTGCATCCTAATTCTTTGTGGTCTGGTGTCTATTATGTTAAGGCCCCTAAGAACTCAGGACATTTAAAAATAGATGATCCAAGAGCAGCAGCTTCTATGTGTAGGCCTAAAATGAGAGAAAGATACAATCATCCAAATACATCACCTCCAAGATTATGGAGAGAAAATCATTATGAACCTATTGCTGGAAGATGTATTATGTTTCCTTCTTGGTTAGTGCATTGTGTTGATCCTAATGATTCTAATGATATAAGAATATCAGTATCATTTAACTTTTTACAAAAGACGATGTTTGTATGACATTTCAAATTAATAAATATCAAGTAATAAAGAATGCTGTATCCTACGATCTAGCTAACTTTATATTAAACTACTTCTTACTTAAACGAGATGCAGTAGGTTATATGTATGAACATAACATACACTCACAGTCCCCGATACTTGGAGGATGGACCGATGAGCAAATACCTAATACATTTTCTTGTTATGGTGATTTTGCTATGGAAACGCTTATGGTTAAAATGTTACCAGTAATGAAAAAACATACTGGCTTAGATTTAATACCAACATATTCTTATGCTAGAGCCTATAAAAAAGGAGATTGTTTACACCGACATAAAGATAGACCTAGTTGTGAAATATCTACGACAGTTAATTTAGGAGGAGATTCTTGGCCTATATTTATAGATGGTACTGGTGCTAATAATGTTATTAACGAAAGACAAAATATTGTAAAACCAAACGCTCCTGCAGGCACAAAAGTCTTGCTTGAAGTAGGAGACATGCTAGTATATAGTGGCTGTGAACTTGAACATTGGCGAGAGCCTTTTGACGGGAACATTTGCGGTCAAGTATTTCTACATTATAATCATGTAAATGGCCCATTTGCTGACAAAAATAGATTTGATGGAAGAGCTAAGCTAGGCCTACCATCAGGTGTAAAATAGTATAAGAATGAGGTTATATGTTACAAAAATTAGGATTTGTACCTGGGTTTAATAAACAAGTCACAGAGACCGGGGCCGAGGGACAATGGTTTGATGGCGACAATGTTAGGTTTAGATACGGCACTCCAGAAAAAATTGG